CTGGTAGAGGTTACGTTTTCAATATTGTTTTGCGGTATTGAAAATAATAAAGTATCATAAGATGCATCATATAATTGAGCTTCATCAGATACAATAGCTGTTGAGTCAATATTAGCACGGAAGGTTGTATTAGCAGTGTTGTAGGTGTTGTTTGTTATACCTGCAATATACCTGACGTTTGCAAACGTATTAGATGTAAGGTTAATATCATTAAGAAATAATTTATAAGTAGCTGTAGTATTAGAACCTGAGTTATATTCTATTTGCTTAACATGGGCCGTACCAACTCTTGTAGCAAAAGATATGGTGGTATTGGCGTGATGTAACTCAACGTTTGAGCCTAATGCTGGTAGGGAGTACCCAGGTACCCCAACTACTGTATAGTTACCGTAGAACGGGGATATATCAAACCCTGCCACATTCTCTGTGTCTCTGGCCTTATCTAAAGCAAGACGTGTAGGTGCAACAGTTTCAACCTCATACCCACTAACATAAGCCTTACCAGGTAATACATCTGTAATAATGGTGTTTGCAGTATCTGTGGTATCGTTGAGGTGTAGAATAAAGTTTTTGACAAGGTAGTTGCCTGACTCATCAAACGTTCGGCGCGCCAACGCTTTGTCGAGTTCCGAATACTCTGTCTTTTTAGATTTAAGCGTTTGACCTTCTTTAACTCGAATAATTTCAATAAAATCCGGGTTATTAGTTAGATCGGGATTCTCATCAATTAAATCTAATGAAACTAAATCCAGGGAAACTTTAAATCTATCAGCACCCGGGGCGAAATAATTATATGTACTAATTGCTGGGTCTAGTAAGGTTTCATCGTCATCAGATGTAATAGCACTTTCTGTAATACTATACCCTACTGATGCAGAGGGGTAATTACTGTACTTAGAAGGTATTACAGACTGAGCTTGTGATTTAAGGAAATACCCGTTCTTAAAAAATACCCCCTCATTGACCGCAATCTCCATTGTAGGTTGAGTAGCTTTTTGTGTAAAGGTAAAAGTGGTACTAGCCAAAGTAGCACCAGCAAACTCGTTTATCTTAACAGCTGTAGATGATGTAATTTCAATAACATATAAAGTTTTTGTTAACCCTGAAGCAGTTACTAAGTCACCAACATTAATATTTGTTGTGCTTGCCAGTGTTACCACTTGCGAGTATTCTGAACAACTACCCGTCTTTGTTACTGTTACATCCGCAACCGTAACCGCATGATAAGAAGATACGTTGTCTTCGTTAAGCGCATCTAAAAGATTAGGATAAAAATCTAAAGTTTCTTCTGCACTAAAAATAGAAGCATTTGAAGTGTTGCTTGGCTTGATTACAATTGTTGGAGGATCCCCAATAGTAGGGTCATCTGCTTCATAAACGTATTTTACTTCACCAATAACCCCTGAAGAAGTACCTTTAATGTAAAGATTAGAAAAATTAGCTACAGCTATATCAGTAGCATTATAAGTAGTTTTAAGTCTGACCGTCTTAACTCCACTATCTAAAAAGATCTCTCCACCTAAGACTCTAGAACCATCTTTAAAAATGTGACTACCGAATTTCGATACTTGATTCTGCAGTATCGATTGAATCTGATTTAGTTCCCTCGCTTGAACAGCCACCCCGGGTTTAAACAGGATATGATGAAAATTCTTATCCTCGTTAAAATCGTCGTAGTACGGGTCGGTGTTAAAATTAATCGCCATCTCTTACCTATTATAATTTAATTACTGTTCTTAAAGTAACTAGTTGTTGTGCGCTGTGACTAACGGCTGTTCTGTTATCAATGTATAATAGATCACCGCTAAACTTATTTATATCAGGGCTATTATTAATAACTGTAACCGTGTATTCAGTATTTGAAGATTCTAGAACCAAAATATCATCTACAGCAATATCGTGATTATTTTTGTCCTGTATAAGAATTTGGTTTGTACTGCTCTTAATTTCAACTATTTCAAATGATCTTTTAGAGCCAGAAGCGGTGTGGGTAAGTATATCATCCCGTACTAGACCGGTAACCGCGTCCATTGTTAGTAGGAAGCATGCACTACCGATAATGTTAGCAAAAGAAAGCCCGCTATTATGTTTTTTAAGATCTTTAATAATACCAAACTGTCTGTAATCGTTTTGTACGTCAATACCATGATTCTTTTCATTATTAATAGTAGAGGTAAACATAAGTGTATCAGCAAAAAGTTCTCTTACTGGATCACTTCCATGACCTTTAAATGGTGAAAGAATTGCAGATACGTTAGCATTAGACCCGTCCCCGGTAATTACTACATTAGCATATGTATAACGAACACCTGGAGTTTGAACAGTTATGTAACTTATAGTGTTGTTACTAAGAATAACATTACCGCCAAACCCTTCACCATCACCTGTTACTGTCACATTGGCATAAGAGTACCCGTTGCCTACGTTACTAACTCTAAACGCATGCAAGCCCCCGTCAACAGCTGAAAGCTCTACTACAGTCTGTAATGTATCTAAATCATCTACAGAAAGGTTGGCAAATGCGTTAGCACCTGTACCTGCTCCAGCAATAGTAATATCTAAATGAGTATACCCGTTTCCTCTTTCCTCAATAATAATATCTTCAATCTGTCCAGAAGTATTTACAAAAGGTGTTAGAACTGCCCCTGTTCCGTCTCCGATTAAAGATATAGTTGTCTGAATGTTTGAGCTGTACCCTTTACCTTGGTCCGCAATAATAACGCTTTGTATTTGACCGTTAGCTAAAACAGGTGTAAGTATTGCGGTACTAGCAAAAAATAAATTAGCTGTAGCATTAGAAGATGGTTGACTATTACCTGTAGTTGAAATAATAATAGTAGTATTAGCTTTTGCGGCGTTAGAGTACTGCGAACCAGGGTTGGTTATAACTATATCTACTAACTGATTACTACTAAAAATTAAATTAGCTTGAGCATTAGAGGCCGGCTGCACACTACCGGTCGTAGCTATAGTTACAATAGTATTAGCAACAACATTTGTAAAATAATTAGAGCCTGGGCTAAAAATCTTTACATTACTTACACCCTTGTTGTGACTAGTTGCTGTACCTGAACTATCGGTAATATTAATTGTAGCAGTTTTGTAATTATTACCGGGAGCATCAATAATAATATCTATAAATTCACCAGCGGTATTTAAAACTGGTCTAAGATTGGCAATAGAATTACCAGAACCACCAAGAAACTCACCATTTACAGTAAGTGTGACTTCAGAATTACCAGAATAACCTGAGCCAGCATTATCAATAACAATACTACTTACCTCCCCTCTAGAGTAGTAAGCATTAGTTACCGCGCGCTGTACAGGCATGTAATCCTGAGTCAAGAATCGATTTTGAGAAGATAGAGGAATAGTGTACAAATATTTCCATATATAACCATCTGATGTGGTTAGCATAGTTATATCTTGACCGTAGGGCTCTTCTGTAGACTGCGCACCATTATTATTAAAGATGCATTTGTATACCCCATAGGTACTTGTTAATACATAAAAATTAGCATCTTTTAATTTAGTGGCACCGGAATCTGAGGTAAATGATGAACTATAATCATCAAATTGATCGTATACTGTACCTGTTGTCCAATCAATTCTCGGTACAACATAAGATATATCTCTTAAATTTATTTTCTTTACACTTAGTATACCATTTCGAGTATAATTCTCATAACTTTGAGTATCTTCTGGGGTACCAGCAACTAGAGGGCTTGGCCACTCTAGTACATTACCAATAAAATAGTAATAGTTAGATCTACGGGAAAGAAATTCATTATAGACAGTATCCACTAAAGACCGGTGGATAGTGTCCTTTAAAAGAAAAGCCATGTTATGCTACAGTAACGTTCCAAGTAATAACAATCGTGTCACCGGCAGATTTGGTAACGGTGCTGAAGGTAGTACGACATAGTAAATTACCTGCTGAAGAGTCATTTAAGATACCTGCTTCAGCAATGGAACCTGTACCTGTACCGGCTGGAAATGTTGCAACGTAGGTAATTGTATTAGACGCTCTTGTTGAGGTATCTAAAGCAACACGCCCTAATTCACTACCAAGCGCAGTTTGCGAGCTTGCAGCTGCAGTTGCTGATGACCCAACTGCCATATGGCTCATAACTGCTACTGTATTGCCCAGTAATCTTGCAGCAATTACATCTTTACCTACTGCAACTACTAAGTTGTTAACTTTTCTGTAGTCTTTTTGTAAGCCCATTTCATCTAGAAGAACTACTTCTAGATTACCTTTAATATTAATTGATTCTGTAAGCATTAATTTTCCTTAAATTACAACAGTACCTGAAGCGGGGTTTGCAACGTATACACTCTCGAAATAATCACTCGAAGCATAATCTGTTACATATAACACACCAGAGATCGACTCTGTAACTGATACTGTACTATCTGTATTATTTATAGTTGTATATAGAGTTATAGATAGCGAATCTGTAACATTTGCTGACTCTGGGACGAGGGTCTTGAGTAATGCAACCGTGATTGTATCCAGTGTATTAAATACACTGTTAAGTTGGGTGAGTACATTTCTTCTTGTTTCAACTGTAACATTAGCGCTAATATTAGCAGTAGCGGAAACTACTCTATTTACAAACATATTAGTACCGGCTTGGTGTACTAATTTTTTAACTAAATCATAAAATACACTAATATCAAGTTCTGATTCAATCTGGTAAGCAAATGGCTGATATAGTTCGCTATCCTGTAATCTTATGTCTGGCTCTGATAAAAAACCTTGAGTTGAAGTATATTCACCAGGATACCTAGCGATGGCTCCAATAGAAAAACTTATAACAGCATCGCTTGCATTTTCGGCACCTGCAATGGTTACTGATGTGCCGAGTTGAGAGGTTGTAGTACTTTGATTTAGTAACTGACCGGTGTAGGTTATATCAACATAGTCAGTATCAAAATATCTTGTAGGAGAAGAAATATCTTCATACCTTACAATCTCAAGAGATTCTTTAAACCCCCCAGTTTTAGTATCGAGTATTTTTGAAAAAGCAGCTACACCAAGACTATTGGTGAGCGATATCAGTACATCCTCAGTAAAGTTATAACCGTAATTAAGTATCCTTAAACTTTGAATTGCCCCGGTTGCACTTACTTTAGTAATTCTGACAAGGGTATCAACTGCCCCGTAAACAGATACATTAAAAATTTGACCAGCAACAAAACCTGATCCCCCGCTACCAATAGACCAACCCGTAGTGGTTGGTTTTACAGTACCTGTAAATAGTAGAGTGGCAGCGCTGCTTACAGATACTGTATCATCTATTTCAAAGGGAACGTTTACTGCGCTATAGTAAAAAATTTCAAATAAATCAGTAGTTAAATTTTTAACGCGAACAACTTCAACAGTATAGCTTATATTATTTTTTGATAGTGTTAAAAATCTATTCTTAATATCACTGGTACTACCGTATGTTTTCAGTACACGGATAGAAGTACGTAAACTCCATTGACCATCAGAAGGTCTTAAAACAAAATCGTACGGGTGACGGGTTGTTGCAGTAGCATCATATAAAACTCTGAACAACGTCTCAATAGAAAGTGTACTGCCTTTTGCAGCATAAAGATCCTTGACTCTCTTGATTAAAAGAGGCTTATTGACCTGTAACGTATATGGTAGGTCTTTAGCATAATTATTAATAAAATAATTTACAAATGAATCTGCTGTTTGATCAATATCACTATATTGTCGAGCGTTTTGAACAAGCTCTAACGCACCTTGATCTTGTTCTAAAAATTTATAGTAGTATTCTAAAAAAGCTACAAAGGTAGTATAATCGGACCTGATAAATTCAGGCAGCTGACTATTTACTAGCTTTGAGACTTTATCTTTTATTCTTGTAGTAGCCATATTATACTGATGCTGCAACCGTTATACTTGTACCTGCTACTACACCACTTACTCTATTAGTTGTAGAATCGTCTAGAACTAAAATCTCGTTCTTAGATATAGATAAATTATAGCTCGACTCCTGTATGCTTGCATTAATTCTTATATCTGTTGCACCAGCAGGTATACCTGTAGGAGTAATACTGGTGATACTTACCACCCCTGTACCATAATTAACTGTTCCAATATTGTTTGAAATTACTGTATTTGTTGTTGTACTTATTAGTCTGAGGACCCGCTA